CATTTACAATAGTTATATATAAAACTATATGTAAGCCCTAAAAACAAGGACGACTTTATGGCAAGAAACCTCACAGAAAACCAGAAACTGTTTCTCGAAGTCTTGTTCGATGAAGCGGGTGGTGATGTTGTGCTTGCCAAAAAGTTGGCTGGTTATAGTGATAACACACCTACACGTGTAATCGTAGAGGCATTGAAAGATGAAATCGCAGAAGCTACACGTTCTTACTTTGCTCGTACTGCGCCCAAGGCTGCTATGGCTATGGTTGGTGCTTTATATGATCCTACTGAACTAGGTATCAAAGATAAGATGGCAGCAGCTAAAGATTTGCTAGACCGTGCAGGACTAGGAAAGACAGAGAAGGTAGATGTCACATCAAGCGGTGGCGTATTCTACCTACCCCCAAAAGAGGGAACGAATGAGTAGACCTTTCCATATTGGGAGGGATTTAGGTTTTTGGGAACTACCAAAACCACACAAAGGCAAAGAACGAGAGTGGCACGTGATAGCTAGGGTAAGCCAGAACGTGCCGTTTGGCTATAGGATACACCCTGAAGACGAAGACCTCTTAGAGCCTATACCTGAAGAGCTAGAAGCATTAGAGCTTGCAAAGCAGCATCTAAAGCAGTATAGTTTGAGAGAAGTAGCGAATTGGTTAACAGCCCAGACAGGTCGCAGCATCTCACATGCAGGTTTAAAGCAGAGGATCGAAATTGAGCGAAGACGTAAAAAAACTGCTACAATTAAACGGAACCTCGCCAAAAGGCTCCAAAAGGCGTTATCCAAAATCGAGGAACTCGAAAAAAACAGGGTCGGGGCGTACTCCGAAAGCGAGTAAGGAAACAGTCACACCCCCAGTAGAGACTATTCCTGCACAAGTCGCCCCAGCAGAGTTCGATGTCGAGGCTGCACAGGATGTAGTGTTCAAGCCAAACCCCGGCCCTCAGACAGACTTTTTGTCTGCATCAGAAAGAGAAGTACTTTATGGTGGGGCAGCAGGTGGCGGTAAGTCATATGCTATGTTAGCTGACCCTCTACACGGCTTGAATGACCCTAACTTTTCTGGTCTACTTGTACGACATACTACGGAAGAGTTACGTGAACTTATTCAGAAGAGCCAAGAGTTATACCCACAGGCTATACCGGGGATTAAGTGGTCTGAGCGTAAAAGCCAATGGGTTAGTCCAAAAGGCGGTAGGCTCTGGATGTCGTATCTTGATAAAGATATGGACGTTAACCGTTACCAAGGTCAGGCGTTTAATTGGATTGGCTTTGACGAGCTTACACAATGGCCTACTCCTTATGCTTGGGATTATATGCGTTCTCGCCTACGTTCTGCTCACAGCAACAAACTAGGCTTGTACATGAGAGCAACGACTAACCCCGGTGGTGCTGGACACGCTTGGGTTAAGAAGATGTTCATTGATCCTGCACCATCTAACAAAGCATTTTGGGCTACTAACCTTGAAACTGGCGACACTATTACTTATCCAAAGGGTCACAGCAAAGAGGGTCAACCTCTTTTCAAACGGAGATTTATCCCCGCTAGTCTCTTTGATAACCCTTATTTGAGTGACACAGGCGACTACGAAGCTATGCTTCTATCGTTGCCAGAACATCAGAGAAAGCAGCTACTTGAAGGTAACTGGGACATAAATGAAGGAGCAGCTTTCCCTGAATTTAACCGATCCATCCATGTCATTGACTCTTTTGACATACCCGACACATGGGTTAAGTTTAGAGCTTGTGACTACGGCTACGGCTCTTACACAGGCGTTCTCTGGTTCGCTGTCGCACCTGACGAGCAGCTTATTGTCTACAGAGAGTTATATTGTTCTAAAGTTACAGCTTCTGATCTAGCTGATATGATACTAGATGCAGAGAAGCATGACGGTGGTATGAGATACGGTGTGCTGGATAGCTCTTTATGGCACAACCGTGGCGACACAGGGCCATCACTAGCAGAGCAGATGAATATGAAGGGTTGCCGTTGGCGTCCGTCAGATCGCTCTAAAGGCTCTCGTGTCGCAGGTAAAAACGAAATACATAGACGTTTACAGGTAGATGAATTTACTGAGAAGCCTCGTCTTGTATTCATGCAACACTTAACAAACACTCTGGCACAGATACCTATTATCCCACTAGATAAGAAGAACCCAGAGGACGTAGATACAAACGCAGAGGACCACCTCTATGACGCTCTACGGTACGGTATTATGACAAGACCACGTAGTCACAGCATTTGGGATTACTCACCAGCAACACAACGGACTGGCTTCCAAGCTAGTGACACAACATTCGGGTACTAAATATGGCAGAAAACGACGAACTAAACTTTGACACAGATGAAGTAGTTGCAGCAGAAGACTCAGATGATAGCATCTTTGCTTCCAAGTCTAGCTTACTTACATTTGTTGGAGAGCGTTTCAAGCGTTCAGAAGATGCTAGACGCTCTGACGAAGACCGTTGGTTACGTGCATATCGTAACTATCGTGGCTTGTATGGTTCTGACGTACAGTTTACTGACAGCGAAAAGTCACGTGTATTTGTTAAGGTTACTAAAACTAAAACACTAGCAGCATATGGACAAATCGTAGATGTATTATTCGGAAACAATAAATTCCCTCTATCTGTTAATCCGTCCGTTCTACCTGATGGCGTAGCAGAGTCAGTACACATCAACATTGACCCTAATGCTTCACAAGCTGGCGATGCACTAAAAGCTGTAACACGTAATCAACCATCACGCCCATACTTGATCGACGGTACAACAGAGTTGCAGCCGGGTGAAACCATGAACGACTTACGTAAGCGTTTAGGTCCACTAGCTGAAAAAATGGATGCTGTATCTGAGAAGATTGTTGAGGGTGATGGTACTACTCAAACTACAGTAACATTCCATCCAGCTATGGTAGCTGCTAAAAAGATGGAAAAGAAAATCCACGATCAGCTACAAGAGAGTGGTGCATCTGTACACCTACGTTCTATGGCATTTGAGATGGCTCTACTTGGCACAGGTGTCATGAAGGGTCCATTTGCTACAGATAAAGAGTACCCTAACTGGAATGAAGATGGTGAATACGAACCACTAATCAAGACAGTACCAGAATGTAATCACGTATCTGTGTGGAACTTTTATCCAGACCCAGAAGCTTCCTGCATGGAAGATGCAGAGTATGTAGTTGAGCGTCATAAGATGTCACGCACAGAACTACGTGCGCTGAAGAACCGTCCATACTTTATGGAAGACGCTATTCAGTACGCTATCGACAAAGGTCCAGACTACGTACAGAAACATTGGGAACTAACAATGGACGATGATCAGGCTACGCCTACATCTGAACGTTGGGAAGTCCTAGAGTTCTGGGGTTTTGTAGACACAGACATGCTTGAGGAACACGGCGTTAAGATTCCTAAAGAGTTGAAAGACCTAGACGAAGTAAACGCTAACGTATGGGTATGTAACGGTGAAATCCTACGTATGGTACTAAACCCATTCAAGCCTACGCGCATTCCTTACTATGCTACCCCATATGAGCATAACCCATACAGCTTCTTTGGTGTAGGTATTGCAGAAAACATGGATGATACGCAGACATTAATGAATGGCTTTATGCGTATGGCTATTGACAACGCTGCATTATCTGGTAATTTGATCATCGAAGTAGACGAAACTAACCTAGTACCGGGACAGGACTTATCTGTTTACCCCGGCAAAATCTTTCGTCGCCAAGGCGGTGCGCCGGGTCAGGCAATCTTCGGTACTAAGTTCCCCAACGTTGCTGGCGAAAACATGCAACTCTTTGATAAGGCACGAGTTTTAGCAGATGAATCAACAGGCTTCCCTAGCTTTGCGCACGGTCAAACTGGTGTCTCAGGTGTTGGGCGCACTGCTTCTGGTATTAGTATGCTCATGTCTGCTGCTAATGGCAGTATTCGCACTGTGGTTAAAAATGTTGATGACTACCTCATTCGCCCTCTAGGAAAAGCATTCTTCGCGTTTAACATGCAGTTTGACTTTGACGAATCCATTCGCGGCGACTTGGAAGTTAACGCATCTGGTACAGAAAGCTTGATGGCTAACGAAGTACGCTCACAACGTTTGATGCAGTTCTTGCAAGTAGCACAGAATCCAGTGCTTGCACCTTTCGCTAAGATGGATTATATTATCCGTGAGATTGCTAAGAGTATGGACCTTGATCCAGATAAGGTTACTAACTCTATGGCTGACGCGGCTATCCAAGCAGAGATTCTTAAAGGCTTCCAAGCTCCTGCACCTGAAGCACAACAGCAAGGCGTAGCAGGACCAGAGGGACAAGGACCACAGGGTGTAGCAGATACATCAGGTGGAGGTGGATCGCAGATGGGGATAGGTACCGCACCAACACCGGGCGAACAAGGATTTACAGGTAATGAGCAACCACCTCAAGCAATGGGTCAATAACAAAGACTTTATGGATGCGTTTAAGGAACACTTAGACGACTTAATCTATCTACAGCATAAACAGATGGAACAGGCAACTGAACCTGCCGTGTTCTACAGAGCGCAGGGCGCAGTGTCTACTCTGCGTAAACTCAAGTTACTCAGGGAGACAGTTAATGGGCCGTAAGCCACAGCCATCCAATGCGCCTATTCCAAACTTTATAGTTAAAGAAGACAGAGGTTTAAACCCCCGTGGTATTTCTTATGATTATGAATATAGAGATCAACTAGAGGCAGCTAAAGGTGTAGCCCAGTTTGGCTGGGAAAGCTTACCCGGTGTCGGCACATATTACACTGTGCAAGACATTACTGAAGAGTTAGAACAAGAGAATCCTAACTATATGAGGATTGGGATGTTGGCTGGTACTGAAGTGATCGGCCTTATTCCCGGTATTGGTGACGCAGCAGCTAACCTAATCAGGAAGGGTGCTAAGTTTAAAACCAAACGTGGTTCTGTATATACAGTTGAAGATGAATCACGTACTACACGTGAGAGAGCGCCTGATACACCAGACGGAGACTTTGTAAAACAACCTACTAGTGGTAAAACTATCTACATGTCTTACGAGGACATGAACCGTTTTGGCCCACTGTTTCAAAAAGGTGAGCCGGGATTATACCAGTTTAGACCCTCTGGTGAAGGTAAAGCTCAACTAGTATTCACTAAGGATTATGGACCTCACAAAGCAGGTGACCCTGTTCCAGACACAGAAGTTTCGTTTACACTTGAGCCAGAGCTAGGTATGAATCCTGTAGAGATATATGACTCTACAAACAACGCTAGAACATCTATTCACTTCGGTAATGAGATTGTAGAAGTAGAAAGCGACATCCCTAAAGTACCACGTAGTCAGCCAGATATTGCAGGTAACCCGCAGCTAGACAACGCAGAGTATGCTGAAAAGATGGCTTCTTTTGATGTAGAGGATGATGTCGAAGCTTGGAAAGATAATGTAAAAGCTTTTATCAAGGAAAGCAGAGATGTTGACCCTGTTGTAAGAACACCTGAGCTAGAAGATGCAGCTCAAAAGCTACTAGATAAAGAAATCACTAGAGAAGAATATCTAAAAGTTGTTGATGAATATAAACCAGTAACAGGTTGGGATCAGCTTCCTAGAGAACCTTCTACAAAGGCTATGGTATATTCCCTTAAGCCTAATCAGGTTTCAGGAGGTAGCTTTGTTTTATCACCAGAAGAAGCAGCTAACTTAGGTGTTAAAGAATCTAGCTTATCTATAGGTGACTTCTTTGATGGTAGACTAGATGTTACTGCCTATAAAGAGTTTGATACTTGGATTGTTGCAGGTGCAAAGACTGGTGAGAAGGGGCAGCACTATGCTAAAGCTGTTCACTACGAAGGTGGCGATGGAAAACCTGTCATACTTTTAAACTCAGATAACCCAAAGAAGTATGAAACCAATATCAAGACAGGTGAGCGTATTGGTGCAGCACAACAGAATCCTAGAGGTGACACCTACGGTAAAACACCTTATGCTGCTATTAGTGGCTATGTAAAAGA